TCCTCCCTTCGTCGGAATTAATTAACGGCAACTGGGAGGATTCATATTCTCGTCAAAGTCGAACCCTGACACTGGCAAATGGATCATTCATTGAATTCATGTCCTACGATCAGGAGCTAGAGAAGTTCGCTGGAACTTCCCGGCATTTCTGTTCCTTTGATGAAGAACCCCCACAGGCCGTTTACATTGAATGTAAAATGCGTCTGATGGATACGGGCGGTTCGTATTGGATTTCAATGACTCCCGTTGAAGGTATGACGTGGATTTATTTCGATCTGTACGAACCGCACCGTCGGGGGGAAAATACCGACTTGCAAATCCTCGAAATCAATACCGAGGAAAACCCTGCAATCGACCGGGCGGAATTGGATCGTGCGCTCCGAGGTCTTTCCGATGATGAAAAGAAAGCTCGACGTGAAGGAACATTCGTTCAGCTTGGTGGAAAGGTTTACCCGGAATACGATAATCGAATTCACGTTGTAAACAATTTCAAACTCGAACGTTACATGACGATTTACACTTCTTACGATCACGGCTGGCGTCACCCTGCTGCATGGCTTTGGCACGCCGTATTGCCGAATCAGCACATCATTACATTCCATGAAATCATTGAACCGAATTTGACGATTGCTCAAATGTCCCAAATGGTTCACGAATACGAAGCCGAAACTCTCAAGCCATTGGGAATGGAAGTATTCTGTCGTGCTGCCGATCCGGCAACCGCACAGACTTCGGGAATTACTGGAATGTCTGTATTGCAGCACTACGCCGAGAATGGATTGTATTTCGCAACCGAGGGAATTCCCAAGGGACCGGGTTCAGTCGATATCGGATTGAACATGCAGCATGAATACCTCGAAATTGATCCGGATACGAATACACCCTTCTGGCAGATTTATTACAAGAAGGGTGCAACCAAAGAGGAATTCTGGGGATGCAAAACCCTCAATGAGCAAATGCGAAACATGCACTTCGAGAAGTACGCTTCAAAGAAGATGGAATACGAGCACGCTCCGAAACTGACCATTTCCAAAAAGGACGATGATGGTCCCGATTCGGCTCGTTATTTCATGACGCTAATGCCGAAGCTCTATCAAAAGACAGAAGGTGGCCGGGTTCGAATTCGAACTCAGGTTGGGAATCTTTCCGCAACGCCGTATGGTTCACCTTGGAATAACGTAGCTGGATTCCACGATCAAATGTTGCCCGACAATCGATCCGGCGAATATACTGTCTATGAAGGTTCCGATCTTTACGCTCTCGAAAATTATTAAGGAGGTCAGAAATGGCCAGCAAAACCAAGGATGAATTGGAGCAGGACATTGAGCACCTGAAAGCTCAGCTTGCAAATGTTCCTGACGTCGGGCATTTCGAATACGAAATCGAGCGACTAAATAAAAAGGTTGAGGAAGAAGCTCAGCGAGCAGACGCCGCCGAAACGCGATTGAAGGAAGACCTTCGAGAGCGTGAAATTATTGCCGAAGATCAGAAGCGTGCTCGGGAAGCAAAAGAAGCTCAATTCAAAAAGCTCAAGATTGAGCAGAGTGAGCACACTCGATTCCGAATCTACAATCGCCCTCCGTCTGGACAGCGAGACATTTTCGGCGATCCTGAATCAATCGTCGCAAACCTCGGTGTTGAATTGCAGCGTTACTCCGGTGGCGTTTACATTCCGCTTTCGGTTGTAATTGAAATCGGTCAGTCGATTGGAATGCTCACTCGCGAGCAGGCCGGTGAACTCAAATCAGAACTTTCAAATACAGTGGCTCAGGTTGAATCCGCTGCCACGCTTGCTACGGAGCTTCGTCATGGAATCGAAAAACTGGTCGATCGTTTTTATTCTGACCTCGATAATGTCGTTTCTGACGATGTTGATAATGAATCAGAATCAGATTCAGGCGCAGAAAATGCTGGACAAGCACCTGACCCTGAGCAGCGTGAGGAATCCACTGGAATTCCAAGCAGTGCAAATGACGGAATCAATGACGGGCACGAACCCGAATCCGGTGGATTCTTCGCCAACCTCCGTTGAACCGGATGATGATCGAGAATCTTTTGACGAATACATAAAGAACGGTATTTACGATGCCCAGTCCGACGCTTACTTCTCAATCCTCGGCTTCCACCGCGCCGGGGCTTGATTCATTCGGATTTCCGACACAGGAATCAACCGGAATTGCCGAGGGAGATAAAGACCTTTCTCAGCAGGAATTAGCGAAGCTTCGAGAGAAGCAACTTCATGGGCGACTCGTCAATTGGGTCAAGCAGGAATACGCTAAGTGCAAGGATTCAACCACCGGTGTTCGTAATCAGTGGTACATGAATCTCGCCTTTTATAAGGGCGATCAATACGTTGCGTCAATTGGCGGACAGGTAATGAAAACTCGCGCTCCCTCGCGTCGAGTTCGATTGATTATCAACCGTGTCCGTCCAATGATTCGTACCGAAATCTCCAAAATGACAGGGCAAGACCCTTCGGCTGAAATCATTCCTGCATCAACTGATGATGAAGATTTGAATGCAGCTGAGGTCGCTCAGGCAGCTTGGGAGAATGTTTCCCTTCAAGGGAAATTGAAAGAACGCTACACCAAGACTGCCTTTTGGCAATCGAATTGTGGCATTGGTTATATCAAGACCTATTGGGACAAGAATGCAAACGACGGACAGGGAGCGATTCAGTACAGTGCCCTTTCGCCATTCCACGTACTTGTGCCTGATCTGCTGGTGGAAGACATTGAGGATCAACCTTACGTCCTCAACGTATTCACGAAGCCAATCGAATGGGTCAAACAGCGATTCCCGAACGTAATTCCGAATGACCATAAGCCGAAGGTTATTGCAACCAACGAGATTATGGAAACTCAGTATCTGAATACGGCTTCAAGTGATCGTAAGGCTGAGCCGGATTCATGCTTGTTTATTGAAGCATGGGTCAAGCCCGGTGTGAATCCTGATCTGCCGAATGGCGGAATGATTACCATCGTGGACGATTTCATCATTCAGGCTCGAATTGATGGAATGTCTTACTCCCACGGTGAATATCCATTCACGAAATTCGAAGGCGTTCCGAGTGGCGGGTATTACCCGACCTCGGCAACAGAAGATTTCATTCCAATTCAAATGGAATTGAACAGGAACCGCTCACAACGATCCGAAGCTCGGAATCTGACTTCCCGCCCACAGTGGGTTGTTCAGAAGGGTTCAATTGACGTTAGCAAATGGCGCAATGAACCCGGTCAGGTTCTCGAATACAACATGGGAATGCAAAAGCCCGAACCACTTCCAATCAATCCGCTTCCTGCTTATGTGGTTCAGGAAGAAGAGAATATCCTTCGGGATATGGAAGATGTTTCGGGTCAGCATCAGGTTTCAAAGGGAAATGCCCCCGCAGGCGTTACCGCTGGAACTGCAATTAGCTTCCTCCAAGAAGCTGACAATTCGTTTATGTCCACCGTATTCTTCTCAATTGAGCGCGGAATGGAAAAGATTGCCCGTCAGTCTCTCCAACTCGTTGTTCAATTCTGGGATACGCCGCGTACAATTAAGGTAACTGGTCGTGACGGTACATTCAGTGTAAAGTCATTGGTCGGTGCTGACATTAAAAACGGCACGGATATTCGAATTGAATCGGGTTCTTCGCTTCCAGTATCCCGAGCAGCGCGAAATGCAATGTTCATGGATATGATGAATCGCGGAGCTTTGCCGCCCGACGTTGCATTGAAGCTGATGAAACTCCCGAATATGAAGTCTTATTTCGATCGCGTTGAAAACGATCAGAATCAGGCTCGTCGAGAGAACCAGCGAATTCGCGAACTCGATCCTGCCAAGGTTGAAATGGCTTTGAAGCAGGCCGATTTGATGAAGCAGCAAATGCTTTCGGAAATCGGAATGCCACCGGAAATGATGATGCAATCTCCTGTGGGTTCGCAAATCGATGCGATGTTCAACAGGCCGATTATTCCTACGAATGATTTCGATAACCACGAAGCTCACATTGCTGAGCATGAGTATTACATGAAATCTCAATCGTATGAAGCATTGCCCAAGCCAATTCAAGAGCAGTACGTTAGACATTGGCAGGAACACAAAGATAAGTTGATGCAGACTCAAATGCAGGAAATGATGCAGATGGGAATGCAGCCACCGGGAATGCCGGGCGCGGAAGGTGAAATGCCGCCGGGTCAGGAGAATCCCGAAGGAAATCAATTTAGCGGACTTCCAAAGTCCGATCAAAGTGTTGACGGTCAATCCCCCGCAGAATAAACTAGTAACAGCATCAGGGCCTTTCCAAAGGTACAATGCAGATTAGGATTTAAATCGTGTCAGACTCAATGCCCGAAGATTACGGCCAGGGCGAATCAGGACCAATCGACAACTCAAACGATTCCACCGAATCGAATGGTTCTGAAAGTACAGCCACCAATGAATCGGGTGCCGAATCTGGCACCGGTTACAATCCGAATTGGGATGAAGCCTTCACTGGTTTGCCCCCGGAATTCCACGACAAGCTCAAGCCTGTCTTTACCAAGTGGGATTCGGCGGCCAATCAGCGGTACGAAAAGGTACAGCAGGAATACGCTCCTTATTCCATTCTCAAAGAGAACAACGTTTCAATTGATGACGTTCGTCAGGCATTCGAACTTCGAAACCAAATCGCGGCAAACCCGCGTGAAATGTTCGATCGACTTGCTGCGCATCTGCAAATTGACCTGAGTTCTCTGAATGGAAATGCGGAGCCTGAAAGCCAGGGCCTAAACGCACTCGATCCAGATGAAGATGAAGATCCTCGAATCGCTGCAATTCGTGCGGAGAATGAGCAGATTAAGCATTATCTTCTCACGCAAGAGCAGGAAAAGCAGGCTCAGCGAGAAGCGGCTCTACAGGAACAGACCGAAAAGGGCTGGTACGAAAGCACAGTTTCCGAACTGAATACTCTCGAAACCACTTACGGGAAATTCGACAGGAATCGCGCCGTTCAGTTTGCCGTTTGGGAAGCCGAACGAACTGGTAATGAATTCAGCCTTGAAGCTGGGGTCAAAGCCATGAATGAATTCCGTTCTTCGGCAATTCAAAGCTCGGCCAATGCTCAGGCGCCAGACGTATTCTCCGGAAACGGAAGTCTTGCGTCAGGTCGAGTGGATACGAGTAAGATGAACGAAAGCGAATTTGAAAAATACGCGATCGAACGAATCAAGGCCAAAAACGCTGGCGGGTAATCCGCATTAATTAAGGAGCAGTAGTGCCACAGGCAATGACTACGGCGACTGAACTTCTCAAGGAAGTATTCATTCCCCGTATCAGTGAGCTTATGGATTCTGAGCCCACTACTTACAACCGAATCAAATCGACGGCTGGAAATGCCGAAAAGTTTGGCGGCAAGTGGGTTGAATTCCCGGTTCACATCGAACGAAACACCGGAATTGGTGCGCGTCCTGAAGGTGGCGCGCTTCCTTCCGCTGGTCAGCAGAAATGGCGTGAAACCCGATTGGCTCTCAAGCCTTTCTACGGTGCGCTTGAATTGACCGGCCCGACATTCGATTTGGCTGTAAAGGATTACCAGTCCTTTGCATCCGTCGTCACTCAGGAAACCACGGGTCTGAAAGACGACCTAATGGTGGATCGAAATCGTCAGGTTTACGGCAATGGCCGTGGCGATCTTGGAACCGTTTCGGCTCTGACAAATGCAACCACGATTACGCTGGTTGCAAT